GGATATTCAAGAGAATGGTCAGAAGTTAACAACTAGAGGCGAAAAAGAATTTAAAAAGGTTATGAAACCTTTCAATACTAAACCTTTAAAGGAAACAGAGGATTTTGTTAATGGTCAGGTAGGGGATTTACTCCCTCCTAATAGAAATAGAATTATTTATCACGGTACAAATAAAAATTTTAAAGAGTTTGATGTTAATAAAACAGCAGATAAATCTATCTGGTTTACAGATGATATTAACGTTATTAAAAAAGGTACTTCAGGAGCTACTGGTAAAGGTATCATTATGTCAAGAATTCTTGATGAGGATAAACTTAAATTAGCAAGTAGTAAACAAGCTGACAAATTAAGCGATGACCAATTAATTGCACAAGGTTATGACGGTGTTAAATTAGAAAAATCAGCAGGGTATGCGGAAAACAATTATAGAATATTTAATCCAGAAAAATTAGACAAAATAGAAAAAACAATTGAGCAACAAATTGCAGATGTTAAAAAGAAAAATGCAGAAATATATAAAGCAGAAAGAGCAAGAAACGATATAGATAGTAAACGGGGTTCTAAATTTCATACTAACACTAGAAAAGAAGTTAAAAAATTAGATCCAGATGCAAATAATATTGATATAAATAATGCAATTGCACTTCAATTATCAGCTAGAACAAACAAAATATTAAATCTTGGAATAGAAGAATTAAAAAAATTAGAAACTAAACTAAATAAATTAAAAGACGGAAATGTCATAACTTCAGATACGTCTGTTATTAAAGATATAGGATTAGTATTTGGTAGATTAAGAGACGCACCATTTTTAGGTCTATTTCCTTTTAATAGATCAGGTGCTCTAGGAACAAGTGAAAGTGAACTTGTGCGATTATTTAATTATATAGGTCAAGAAGAACCTGTAGCTTATGCTTTTAAGACTGGTGCTAAGAAGGGACAAATTGCACCTCAAGCAGATACCATAGAATTAATGAAAAATGCTATTCTTCAGGGTGGTCATAATCTTGTATATAAAGAAGTTAACCCAGCTGTTAAAGCATATTTAAAAGAACAAGGTCATGGAACATTAGTAGGATTTTTTAAATTATCTGTAAAGAACGAATTTATGACACAGGTTGCACGAACAATTAGAAGTAAAAAACCTTCTGATAACGTTCACATAAATACAGCTGCAAACGCATATAGAGACGGTTTTAGATTCATGGTAGATCAAATTAAAAAATCAGGTATAGAGGGTTCAGACAAACTTAAATACTTTGACCAATACCTACCTAGAAAAGTATCTCAAGAAAGATTTGGAGAATTACAAAATAAGATTGGCTTTGAGGGAATTGTAGAATTATTAAGAGGAGCTATTGAAGGTAAGGTAGTTACTAAAATTTTAGATAGCGGTTCTACTAGACAACCTTCAGGTAAAATTCAAAAAGATAAAGCTTATAAGTTAGCTAGATGGATTGCTAAATCTATACAGATGTCTCAGAGAAGTAGTGGTTTTGATTTAGAACAATTAGTTAAAATTAAAGACCCTGCAAAACTTAAAGAATATATTGATGATGCTTTCGATCATTTAAATGATGCACAAAGAGCAGAATTAGTAGCGGGACTTAAATCTGAAGATCTTAAATTATTAACTTCTGGTCGTCTTGAAGAAAGATTAAGATTAAACGAATTATACGAAACAACTATTAACGGTCAACGAGTAAGATTAGATGATTTATTAGAAAACAATGTCGACGTATTATGGCATGGTTATATGAATGAAATGTCTGGTTGGGCAGCTATAGGTGAAAGAACAGGTATTAAAAATAGAACAGAATTAGTTAAATATCAAAATAAACTAAATAACTCTATTGATGAGGTTTATAAAGATAAAAACGCTAGATCAAGATACATTACAAAAAACTCTTGGATTGCTCAAGAAGAAAAAGATACAATAGATAGTTTCTTTAAAAATGTTTTAGGTCGTAGTGCAGAAACTGACCCTACGGACATGATGTCTACCAGTTTAAGACAATTAAGAAAATACAATTTTATGAGAGTGTTAAACCAAGTAGGTGTAGCACAGCTTCCTGAATTTGGTATTTCAACTGCACAACAAGGTTTAGGTACTTTAATACAAGAGATACCACACTTTAAAAAACTTTTAGTTAAGGCTCAAAAAGGAGAGTTAGACGATACTTTCTTTGAAGATTTTGCCGTTGCTAACTCTACTAACGGTACAGAATTTTGGTCAAGAGCACACACTAATTATGAAATTGAAGACTTAGGTGGTACGGCTATAGGTAAAGCACATGACATGTCTAGGAAGAATAAATTATTACAATTAGGAAATTTAGGAGAGAGGGCTACAGGTTTTATATCTGGTTTGTTTTTAGTAGATAGTTTTCAACGTAGGTTAACTATGCGTGTATTTGTTAACCGAATGGCTAAAGATTTAATTGATGTTGCTGAAGGTGGTACACAATTACATAAATTAAAAGGAAGATTAAATAGATATAGAGTTCTTGGTTTTACAGATGAAGAATTACTGGCTATTGGGAAAGAATTTTCTGGTAAGAACGTTATAACTGAAAAAACTTTCTGGGGAAGAAGGGTTAAACATTTTAACTTTGCTAACTGGAAGGATCAGGACTTAGTTTTTACTTTAGGTAGACGTGTTAATAGATACACTCAAAGAGCTGTTCAATATAATTATCTTGGAGATACAAATAGATTCTTTACAGATAAAGCCTTTGGTAAATCTATGTCACAATTCAGATCGTTCATAATGACTGCTTGGTCTAAACAATTTTTACATAACGTAGCTATGGCAGATCAACAAGCCTTCGCAACATTTATGTATACTACATTTATTGCTTCATTAGCTTTTATAGGTCAAACGCAGATGAATGCAGTAGGTATGGGTAAAACGCAAAAGAAAAAGTATATGAGAAGTAAACTTGGAAATTGGAAAAAGGGTGATTATTCAAAACTTGCGATGGCTTCTTTACAAAGATCAGGTTGGTCTTCGTTGATACCTACGTATGCTGATATATTTTTATCTAACTTAAGTCCTGATAACAGATTTAATTTTAGAACATCAGGATTAGAGGTAAATTTATATACTGGAAATCCTACTTATGATTTATTAACTAGTGGTGTAGCTAAAACTTTTGGAGCTATGCTAAAAGCAACTAGAGATGATTACCAGTTTTCTAAAACAGATATGAACAGAATGATGAGGTTATTACCTTTTCAAAACATGTACGGAATTAACAATATAATCAACTTCTTAAACGATAAGAGTGGATTACCAAAAAAAGGAAGCACAAGCAATTTATAATAACTTATGGCATACGCAATAGATACATACACAGGAAACGCATCGACAACTTCATATTCGATAACCTTTCCTTACATTGAACAAGCACACGTAATCGTAACCCTTGATGGTGTCACAAAAACTTTAACTACTGATTATAGTTTTTCTAACGCATCAACAATCGCTTTTGTTACTGCCCCTGCTTCGGCAGCTATAATTAAATTTACTAGATCAACTAGCAGAACAAGTAGATTAGTAGATTACCAAGATGGCTCTACTATTACAGAAGCTATCCTTGACCAAGATGGAAACCAGTCTTTCTATCTAGCACAGGAAGCAATCGATATTACAGAAGGTACTTTAAATCTCTCCGCTTCAACAGATCAATGGGACGCTATATCTAAAAAAATTACTAATGTAGCAGACCCAACGTTAGCACAAGACGCTGTTTCAAAGAATTATTTAGAAAGCACTTGGCTTTCAACTTCAGACAAAGCAAACATAACTACACTAGCAGGAATTTCAGCTTTAGGAACTTTAGCTTCCAATAGTGCAAATGTTACGACAGTTGCAGGAGCAATCACAAATGTTAATACAGTTGCTACTGCAGATACAAATGTTGGATTAGTTGCTACAAATATTGCTTCAGTTAATACTGTTGCAACAAACATTGTAAAAGTTGTAGCTGTTGCAGATGATTTAGCAGAAGCAGTTTCAGAAGTTATTACAGTTGCAGATGATTTAAATGAAGCAACATCAGAAATTGATACTGTTGCTACTAATATTGCAAACGTAAATACAGTTGGTACAGCAATCGCTAATGTTAATTTAGTTGGCGGTTCAATTACAAATGTTAATACAGTTGCAACAAATATAGCTTCAGTAAATAACTTTGCAGACCAATATAGAATTGCAAGTTCAGCACCAGTTTCTAGTTTAGACGTTGGAGATTTATATTTTGATACGACAGCTAATGAATTAAAAGTTTACAAATCTTCAGGTTGGGCGGCGGCAGGTTCTACAGTAAATGGAACTTCGGCAAGATTTAATTATACTGCAACTGCGGCTCAAACAACATTTACAGGTTCAGACACAGCAGGAAATACGTTAGCGTATGATGCAGGTTTTGCAGATGTATATTTAAATGGTGTAAGATTATCTGCGGCAGACATTACAATTACTTCAGGTACTTCTGTAGTCTTAGCAACAGGTGCGGCAGTTGGAGATATTTTAGACGTAGTTGGTTATGGAACATTTAATGTTGCAGCAATAAATGCTTCAGTAATTAATGCAGGAACGATTAACATAGACAGATTACCAAGTATTACTAATGCTAAACTAGCAGGTTCAATTACAGAAGATAAATTATCAGGTTCAATTTCAAATGCTAAATTATCTAATTCAGCAATAACAATTAATGGTTCAGCAGTATCTTTAGGTGGCTCAGTTACAGTTGGAGAAACTAAACCAACAATTTCAAGTATATCTCCTTCAACTATTGAAAACACAGCTTCAAATGTAGTAATCACAGGAACTAATTTTGGTTCTTCTGGTGTACCTAATGTAGAAATCATAAATTCAAATGGAGTTATTTCTTATCCAAATACAATTACAAGAAATAGTGCAACACAAATTACAATTAATGTAACTATAGCAACAGACGCATCATACTTTTTAAGAGTAGAACTAGAAGATGGTAATGCTGTTAGAACTTCAACAGCTTTACTTACAGTTTCAGATGCACCAGTTATATCAACAGTCGCAGGTTCATTAGGAACATTCGCAAAAGGTTCAGCAATTTCAGTTACAGTAGCAGGTACAGGAGATGCAACTTTAGTATGGTCATCTACTGGTACTTTACCTACAGGATTATCTTTAGCTTCAGCAACAGGAATAATTTCAGGAACAGAAAGTTCATCAATAACACAAGCAACAACTTATTCAAATATTCAAGTGACTTTGACAGATGGTCAAT